TGCTCTTCCGATCTCTTTGGTGCGAGCCGAGATTTTTAAGTTTCAACCAAAAATTTCCTTGTCCGACGGGTCTGCTACTCCCATGATGCGTGCATAGTCAGCACGACCGTAATCCCTCTCAGGTGAGCCAAACGCCCTGTATATGCCGTGTCGCTCTAGTTGCGTCTTAGTTGCGTGATGCGTAGCGCACAGGCTCTGAAACCTATTGATATAAAAGGCTTGTTCGCTGATGTGTGACCAAGGGAATAAGTGGTCAACCACGTTTGCAGGCACTATGCGCCCTTCAGCGTGACACCCTGCGCATAAAGGATTTTTGCTGAGTTGTAGTTGCCTCAGTGCAACCCACTGTCTAGTGTTGTATTTAGCGTTGTATTTAGCCCTGTTCACATTGTACTTAGGGTTGTAATCGGTCTTGTCTTTGCCTCCGTGACTTATACAATTGACACTGAGCGCACTCCTGTTGTTCTTACACCCTAGTTGCTGACACTTAGTATTATAGGGCGTGACAGGCATATCAATCCCAATAGTTGTTGAATGCTTTAAGTGGGTAGAACACTAGGCTATTGCGATATCCGCCCTCTGTGGTGGGTCTTATTGGGGTTACGCCATGCACGTTGCGCCATGCGGGGTACACTAACATGCTGTTATCGCGGCTATCTACTGTTGCTCCGTAATCTGGCACAGTTGTATTACCGCCACGGGCGTTCTGTTTCTTAGCAATAATCACGTTCACGCATCCCTCTAGATTGCCGGCATCGCGGTGGAAAGCGGCAGGGATATTGAAGTTGCTAATACTAGACGTGAACAACTCACCGAACCGAAACTTAGGCGGCACTTTTTCATTGATAATGCGCTTCTGTTCGTCATATATCTCGGGCGTGATTTGCTTTATCAATTGCTCGGACTCTTTGCACAACAACAACATCGCTTTAATGAATGTTTGTGCAGTGGCTACCTGATGTACGCTAGATATAGCGGGATATGGTCTTTTCATGTGAGGTTTTGGTGGGCATCCCCCAAGAATGGTGCTGTACTGTTTTACCTCAAAATCGCTATCCCGCATTCCGCTAGAACGCCTCATATCACTTTTAGGCACGCGGTCTGTTAGCAATTCCGCGTTAGCAACATCGGCTAATTGTTTGATTCTTCCTGTTAACTCCTTAATGTAGAAGCCTACGGGCTTGCCCTCAAAGGTGAACAGCGTGTCCTCTGTAATGTTTGGCTCTATGTCGCCACATACGTCACCAATCTTCACGTTGTGCGGTATCGGTTGTAGTTCAATAGTTTTCATATCAGTCCTATTTTTTTCCTGATTTTGTTAATATTTTTATCCGAGCCATATAACCTGATATGCGTTCCGTAATCCCAATTCGTTTTGTTCGCAATTTTAACGAGCGGGTCGTATTTGTCAGCAAGGTAGGCGCATTCTTTTATTCGCAATGCTTTGCGTTCGGTTGTACTGCCGAAACCGCCTGCTGTGTATCGTTCAAAATAGGGCACGCACCAATTTAGAACAAGCACGTTTTTATGTCGAACTAAATTTTCTGCTGTCCACGCTACATCGTCAATTAGTTGTGCGTTCAGGTCAAACTTGTAACTAGATTTCTTTACAAGCCAAAATCTTCCATCAGCCAAACCACGAGTAGTAAATTTATTACCAAGATTTTGCGGATTGTCGTGTAATCCAAATCCAATCAGATGTATGTTGTTGTGTTCAGCCAGTTCTATCAACTTAGGAAAAAATGTAAACATCTCTTTAAGATTTATTTCGTGCTCTCGTTTGAGTCTAAAAATCTGTTGATTCTGGAATGTAATAGGTAATTTTTTTGTACTGCTGACAATATATTCTTTAGGATAACTGTATATCCTTTTGAAATCATCGCACATAAACACTGCCCATTCTCCTGTGTCCATCATGTCGAGTGCTGAGTTGCGCTGGTACGCCAATCCTTTGCCATTGCCAGTGACAACGGCATCCCCGTGGACTGTGCCACCCTTCATAAATTGTTGAAGGTCACTGGTGTTGTGTATCAGCACGTTGTGGCTGATGCCGTTTTCGTGCAACGCTTTGGATGTTGTTGCCGTGGCAAATCTATTATAGAAAAACGTGAATACTTTCACAGTTTCGCTTTTTCATTTCGCAAGTGGTTCATCAGCATCATGCCTACGTAGGCTTTTTTGTCGCGCCAAAACTTGACCATTTCTTGCGCTTCTTCGTAGTGTTCCGGCTCAAACTCAATTTGAATCGCTTTGCGCACGCCTTTTGCCATGTCATCAATTTGGTCATCAATGTTGTTGTCATCCAATACGGAATAATCCACGTCACCGCTTTTTAACTCCGATGGGTCAAAGCCCAGCAAGTCAATATCAAAGCCGGACTCTTGCAGGTCTTGCAATTCCAAGGCTAATACTTCCTGATCCCATTTGCCGTTCAATGCAAGTTTGTTGTCAGCAATGACGTAGGCTTGTTTCTGCGTTTCGGTTAAGTGGCTCAGTTCTATTGCGGGTAGAGTGTCCATCCCGATTATCTCTGCGGCAAGCACGCGTCCATGCCCCGCGATGATGCCATTCGCCCCATCTAATAGCACAGGATTAGTGAAGCCGAACTCTTGAATGCTTGCCACCAATTGGGCTACTTGCGTTTCATCGTGCAGGCGCGAGTTGTTCGCATAGGGCACGAGGTCAGCGGTTTTCTTGTATTTGATTGCCAATTTTGTCATGTCGTGTCCCATGGGTTATTTAAGGAATCTCAATTTATAAACAGTTTGGTTCAACAGCGTGGCAATGCTGTCAATTTCATTTTGAATCTCGCTGTCCTGTGGCATTTCAACGCGATAGTCACGCACGTAGTCGCGCAGGCTAACCATGTACGCAAGCGGTTCGGCATCGCCTGTGCGGAACGATGAAGGATACGGCTCAATAATAGTTTCATACGCACCTTGCAGTGACTCTACAAGCCCGTCAACCAGTTCAGGAATCGCATCATAATAGGCGGCTAGGGCAACGTGCTGAGAGTATGACAGCGTTTTAAAGTGCATTAAATGCGTAAGAGTTGCCGAGTGCAACAGCGTGCTGACAAATGTGCCAATAAGTTGATTGTCCATGAGTGACTCCTCTTTAAAGCCTGATGCGTGTGCGGCTTGCCCAACTTGGATAGCCTTTTGTTTACTTGCAAATGGTCCTTTCGAACCCCAATACCATCCGTCTGATTTTTTGCTGATTGGCATACGTTATCCTTTTTGATATTGTCTCCGCTTGCACGACTTGATGCAACCACAATGCGGTTCATCTTTCCAGTTAGGTGTTTCGCCCCACTTGCGCAGGGTTTTAACAAGCATCTCGCGCATGAGTTTACACGGCTCGCTTTGCATCAGGCGTTCACGGCATCCCATGCACTTGAATGAGTAGCCGCCATAGAATTCTTTTTTCTCAGCGTAGATGCAGTCTTTGCACGTCATACAACTGGAGCAGGCAATTTCGTTTGATAGAACGTGTATAGCCAAACCTTTTTGCGTCCCACGCTTTGTTCGTTGGCAATTTGTTCGCGGGTCATGTACCGCTGACGCATAAAGTAGCACAGTGCCATCGAAATCTGACTCGGCTTGAGGTCAGGTCGTGCGATGCGCAAATCAGTCAGGGTCATAGGGCGTTTGGTCAACTCAAAAACGTCACGCACCTTTGTTGCCGCATTGGACATAAAAAAGCCCCCATGTATTAGATGGAGGCTATGATAACAGAGGTGTAATATCTGTCAAGAGGTCAGCACTGCGAACGCCCTATTCTTGATGTTGTCACCATTGCCAAACCAAGTGTTATTCAGTCGGGCATCATCGGTGCGCGATGGATGGTGGTGGTCAAAATACTCAGTGACCGAGTTCAGCAACGCCCATTTGGTGTCGCCTACCAGTTCACTGCCTTTTGCCTCACCTTTGAATAGGTCAAGAATCTTGTTGTAGGGGCGATTCTTTTCAACAACAAAATCAGGCTCATTCAACTGGTCAGCCGTGAACAGAATGCGCTTGATGAAGTTGTCTGCCTGCTCCGCGGTGATGCGTTGGCGTTCTAAGTGTTTTGCCATTTCCATAAAGCCGTCAAATGATGCCACTGCCGCACCGAGTTTTGATTTCATCAATTCATGGTCAAACTTGCGTGCGTGCGTGATAGAAACGCAGTTGGCATTGTTCTGCACCGACATAGACAACGTATTATTACAAACCACGCGCACACTGGTAAACCGCGCTGTAGTGGCAAGGGACTTGTCTGCCGATGTGGACAACAGCAAAAAGCCGCCAATGCCATCGCCCTGTGTAACTTCAGCAAATTTGCCTGTCTCAGCAAGTGCCCATAGGCGTTTACCGCCAAACAGCGTGCCGGCAGTATGCAAGCGGAAGCCGGATTCCTCAACTAAGTCGCGGAAAAACTCTAGCACATCCGCGGGTTGTACGGGTTTGTACCGATTAGAAACCACCGACAAGGCGTTGCTGTTGTCACTGCGGTACAGCACGTTCTGACCGCCATAGGTGTTGTCATTGCCGTTAGCCGTGTAACGCACTGGGGACGATTCAATCTGCCAATCCATGCCTGCGGCTACGCGCCATTGCTCAATGGAGGCGTTTTGGTCGAGTGCCTGACCCAAACCATGCCAAGGGGTTTCCCCCACGAATGCCATTTCGGTGTAGCCATCTGCGCGGATAGTGAGTTCGTGTGCCATGATAAATTTCCTTTTGAATGA